ATTGCACGTTCTTTTAGGTACTAAGGGTATGCCCTACCTTTTAATTAACCCTATGCTTAGAGAGGAGTAGAATGGAAATAATTTTATTGATAATTGTAACAGGATTGTGTCTAAAATTTCTAGAATATCTAGGTTCGTAACCTAAATGTCACATGATTTGACTTTTGTTTTAAAATATGTTATAATCTTTTTTATAATTTAAAACATTAATCAAATTAATAATTAATTATATTAATAATTTATATTAATATTTATAAAACTTTATAAAGGAGTATAGTAATGATAGAATATAATAATAAAAAAGTAACACCAAAGGTGTATGCTAAACACCAAGTATCTGATTACTTGATGGGTTTGTTTGATAGTCCAGAGGTTCATATGGATAAGGGATTTGCAAACGCTACACCACGTGAACAAGCTGAGATAATGAATCAAGTTAGTTTGTTTGAGGACAGGATTCATAAGTTGTTAGGTGTTAAGTTTAAAAGTATTACAAGTAGTAGCAACTTTGAAAAATCTATATAGGAGATAGAGTTATGGAATTTATGTTAGTAGTAGTAGGGGTTGTCACCTTATTAACGACAACAGTTTTGTACATGTACTTGGTAGATGAGGAAAAGATAGAACCACATTACCCAACTACTGCACAACGTGGAAACTTTTGGGATGCAGAGACTAAGAAGTTTTATAAATGGGATGAGTTAATGGAACTTAAAAAAGAAAGAGAGGAACAAAATGACACAACATGATGAAGCTGTTGAACAGCAACGAGAGATACTTGAATTAGAAAAACAAGCTAAACAAATTGTAGCTATTGACACAAGGTATAAAGATGGGTTATGGTATAAACAAACTGTTGACTATGCTGATGGTCGAAGGGTTACAGAGTATAGAGACAAACGCAGAGCAACCATAGAGGAGAATAGGTATGGCGAAGACGTGGAATAAAACTGCTCATGTATCTGCTACACAAGGCAGAGGTAAAAAGACAAGTCAAGGTAGAGGTAATGTTGCTTTCTCTACCATGAACAAGAACAAGAAAAGCAACTTCAAAAAATATCGAGGGCAAGGTAAATGACAGTACAAGATTTAATAGATAATCTAAACACTATCACTGACAAAACTTTAAATGTTCGTGTGTTAGAAAACAATCCTAATAACTCTGATTATAATTTAGAAAATTATTGGGTAGATAAAATTGATGTAGCTAACACAGGACAAAGTGGATACGAACTACATGGTGAAGTTGTTTTAATTGGAGAAGCTTAATGAACATATTTTATTTTGATGAGTGTCCTACTATATCAGCAGAAGCACAGCCAGATAAAATGCTAGTCAAGATGCCACTAGAAACAGCACAGATGTTATGCACAGCACACCGAGAACTAGATGGTGATGAGTACGCAGATGCTAATGGACTTTACAAACGTGCATACTGGAATCATCCATGCACAATCTGGGCTAGAGAATCTAGCTCTAACTACTCATGGTTGTATCGACACTTCCTAGCATTAGGTATGGAGTATGAGTACAGGTATGGTAGGAAACATGCAAGTGTTGTCAAGCTAGAAGAACCACTAAGCAAGATGCCAGATAATATTACACACACAAGTCTGACACCACTAGCACAGGCTATGCCGGAGGAGTATAAAAATGAGGATGCTATTATTGCTTATCGTGATTACTGCATTAACGAAAAACACTACGCCAAATGGGAACGCAATAGAGCTAAGCCTATATGGTGGTCAACACAGGAAGCTGTTTAAATATTTTGAAATTAAGTATTGACAATGTCTTTTACTTATGTTATAATACACGCTTATTAAGATGAACTACTTAGCAGAAAGAGATCAATACAACACAGAGATTCTTACTCGTGATGAGTATAGAAAGTTTGGATTGTATATGACGGAACACTATCCAAATGTAGGGCATGTGGTAGAAAAGTTAGACGATACCTTTAAGGTTAGACTTAACGATACTGCATTAACATTTTGGGAAGAGATACTCACTGCTATTAGGGATTAATACGAAGGTATATTATAAGAAGTTTTGCCCTCCTTTATTTAACTTATAATATTTACAAGTTTCCGGTCTTGTGCCAATCTAAAACCGGCTTAACTTTTTTTAACCAAACACTTTACTTTCATACAAAAGTATGTTATAATGTGTGCACTTAATACAAACCGATGGAGGAAATAATATGTATGAGTATGTAAAAGGTAAGGCAATGTGGGCTAATATCACATCGCCAAACACGAGGTTTCAACCTCACAAGTATGGGCTAACTGTTCTTACAGACCCTGATACTGCATCTAAACTTGAAGGCATAGGTCTTAATCAAGTTAGAGACAGAGCAGGACAGCCTAAGTATGATGAACCTGCATTTACTTTTAGCAAGAGAGCTACAAGAAATGATGGCACTGCAAATGCTGCACCTAAACTTGTTGACACCGATGGTGCTGACATGGATGTTAGCGTAGGTAATGGTTCAGAAGTTGTTGTTAAGATCAAGCCTTATAAAAATGACTATGGTCAGTTCGCTGAACTCATGGCTGTTAAGGTAGAGAACTTGATAGAATATGTTGAAGGTGATTCAGATAATGAGGAGTTTTAATTATGATTATTACTATTAATAATGATGATGGCAACACCTCGTTTGATGTCAACAATATCAGTGATGATAATGTAAAGCAAGAAGCAACTGTTATTGTACAGAAAGTAGGTAACTTACAAGTTATCATAGAAGCTTTAGACTTTGCAAGTCGTACACATCGAGCCAACTTAGAAGAGTTGCTCAAAGATAGAGAAGAAGCAATCGTTGAAACAGAACCTGCTCGTAATGATAAAGGGCAGTTCGTAAGTGACGACCCAGAAACTATCGAGGATGAATCTAAAGTAACAAAAAAAACATAGTCTGTGAGGAGGGCTAACATGAATGATACAACTTGGGATAAGTTGAAACAACCCTGTCCACTTTGCAACAGCAGTGATGCTGTAGGAGTCAATCAAGATGGCTCTGCAAAGTGCTTTAGTTGTGGAGAATTTATGCCTAACTATGAACAAGCATGTAACGGAAAAACTATGACACAACCACAAACAACTCAACCAAAACAACCTGATAATGTAAGTGAAGGTAACTTCATTGCATTGACTGACAGAAAAATATCTCAAGCAACTGCACAGAAGTTTGGGGTTAAAGCTGTTCAAGATTTAAAAGGTCAGGTCATTAAACATTTCTATCCATATTATAATGGACACGAATTGTCAGCTACCAAATGCAGGAACTCTATTACTAAAGATTTCTTTGTACAAGGTAGTTATAATGACACCGGATTGTTTGGTCAACAGTTGTTTAAGGGTGGCAAGTATGTCACCATAACCGAAGGGGAGTGTGATGCTATGGCAGCTTACGAACTACTTGGTAGTAAGTGGGCTGTGGTATCCATCAAGCGTGGAGCACAAGGTGCAGTACGAGATATCAAGGAGAGCTTGGAGTTCTTTGATAACTTTGAAAACGTGATCGTTGCTTTTGATAATGATAAAGCAGGAAAGGATGCAGCAGTAAAGGTTGCAAGACTTTTCAAGCCCGGAAAGGCTAGGATACTCACACTTCCTAATGGGTTCAAAGACCCTAACGATATGCTTAAGTCTAACAGACATAAGGACTTCGTTGAATCTTGGTGGTCTGCTAAAGTGTATACACCATCCGGTGTTATAAATGTTACAGAGCAACGTGAGAAGTTTCATAATCGTGAGAAGAAACAAAGCATACCTTATCCTTATGAAGGACTCAACAAAAAGCTGTATGGCTTGAGACAAGGTGAGCTTGTAACTCTTACAGGTGGAACAGGACTTGGTAAGTCTAGTGTAACCAGAGAGATAGAGCATTGGCTTGTAAAACAAACACAGGACAATGTAGGTATCATAGCATTAGAAGAAGACTGGAGACGTACCATTGATGGTATACTTTCCATTGAAGCTAACGCTAGGCTATACATTGACCAAGAACGTGAGAAGTTTTCTAAAGAAGAACTTGATAAGATGTTTGATATCTTGTATGATGGTGAGAATAAAAACAGAGTATGGGTTCATTCCCACTTTGGCACCAACGACATTGATGATATCTTTACCAAGCTTCGCTTTATGATTATTGGTTGCGACTGTAAATGGGTAGTAGTAGATCACTTGCACATGTTGGTAAGTGCAGTACATGAAGGTGATGAGAGACGAGCTATTGATACTATTATGACTAGACTTAGAAGTTTAGTTGAAGAGACAGGTGCAGGGATTATCCTTGTATCTCATCTCAGACGTGTCGATGGTAACAAAGGACATGAGAATGGAATTGAAGTAAGTCTCTCTCATCTACGTGGCTCTAACAGTATTGGACAGTTATCAGATTGTGTTATTGCATTAGAACGTAACCAACAATCAGATGACCCTGATGAAGCTAGAACTACAAGACTACGTGTACTTAAATCAAGATACACAGGTGATGTGGGGATGGCAGCAAGAGTTATTTATGATGCAGAAACAGGAAGACTATCTGAATTAACTAACGAAGACATAGAGTTTGATAACTCTGGTGATGAGGGATTTTAATGGATTTAGTATTTGATATAGAGACGGATGATATACATGCCACAAAGGTATGGTGTATCGTTGCC